CATAGTTGCGATACCGGAATGCATCCTAATATCATCGCATAACAAGAGAATCTTTTTACGATCCTCCTTCTTAACATAACGAAATTTTTCTTTCATGTAACTATTTTAATTTAATATTTGTTTGTGTGTGTAACTTTTGCTTGAAGTTATCTTCTGTAAGATATAAAAAAATTGCTCTGTCTACAAGCTTTTGTAGAGAAAATTTATGCCTTACGCACTGTTCTTTAAATTCCTGTAGAAGATCTTCTTCTACCTTAACCGATGTTAATTTTTTAGTGTTCATTGTTTATATAATTATATGTATATATAAATATACCCTTATCCTAAAACACCTGCATGACAGTGCTCTGTTCCTTTAAATTCACAGAACATACAATTTGATCTTGAAGGAGTCTTGTCGTACTCTTTATCGATGTACTGTCCATGACTATCAAAAGCATCGTTAATAAATTTTGTAAGTGCTGTAGTGGCTTGACCTCTTTTAATCTTTCCTGATGGAGGTACAAACTCTTGAACTCTTCTACCCATTGCTGCAAATTCTGGATCTTTAGGAACCTTTCTCTTTACAATAAAATATTTTACATCTACCTTATCAACATCTATATCAAATTGTCTTGCTAGGAATTCTTTATAAAGAAGTAACTGTGCTAGCTTTTTATCATCTTTCTTTGCGTAGTCATTCCATCCTGAAGTTGATGTTTTGATATCTAAAATGATATACTTATCGTCTTGGTCATCGTAGAGAACAATATCGATATACCCTTTGAAGAAAACATTGTCAGATATTTTATGTATAAGAGGAATTTCTACTCCAACCAGCTTATAGTACTTGGTACCGAAGTAAACAGAGCGTTTCTTACGAACGTACTCTAGAATTTCAATACCATCATTATGAAACTCAGAAAGCTCTTGAGAGGTAGAGAAATGTTTTCCGTACTTTTCTTTCTCGTGAGCATAAATTGTGTGCATTTTCTCCAGTAGAAGAGCATTCAAATTCATTTCATTTGACTTCTTTACTGTTCCTTCATAGAGTTCTGTTAACCATTCCTGCATTACTTCATGTACTGCTGTGCCAAAGACTGTATGAATGGAAGGCTTATACTCTTGCAATCCTTTAACATATTTCAATGCCCATTGGTGTGGACAAGTATTGTATGCTAAGGTCTGACTATACGATATGGATTTGCTGATATTGTAATCTATAACTGGATTACAGAAGTCTCTTATCAGGCTTACCTGTTTAAGAGTTTTTTTTACCATCCTTTAGTTTTTTGATTTCTCTTTCTAAGTACCATAAAGCTTTTTCAAGCTCTTGAACTGTAGCATCTTTCTTTCCAGCTCTGGCAATATACTTAACGGTATTTCCTAAACAGAAACCTAAATTCCAGGCTTCAATAACTTTTATGGCTTCGTAGGGATTATCTTTTCCTCCGTAATGGTTTGGATGGTTTACTAGTTCTTTCTTTTGACTTGGCTCGTCAATAGTAAAGATCGCTTCTCTGTCGTTCATAATAACATTTTTATATAACTATAATATAAGAAAAAAGGCCTGTAAAAACAAGCCTTATTTAATTTATTTTGCGAAGTATAGTGTTGTGGATATGCTTACAAAAGCTAACACTTTATACCAGAATGTTTTATTCCTTTGACCTTTTAATTCTTTCTTTAAGTCATCAGTCATTCCTTTGTACTCTCCAATTTGAACATCTTTCTGTCCAATGATGAACTGATTGTTCTTATCTTTAACAGTTAAGAAGTTGATGATAGTATCTTTTTGTACTTCTCTTTCCTGTAATTTAATTACTTTATCTTGAGTAAGTTTTAATTCTACCTTACATCCATCATAGCGAACTAAATCTTTTGCTGCTAGTCTTACTACCTTAGTTGGCAGTGTTACCTTGGTTGTATCTGTTTGTGAAAAAGAATTCAAGCTCAGCATTAGAAAACTTATCAACAGTATTAATTTTTTCATCTGTTTGTTTTTTTACAATTGTTATGGTATTATCTATGTGGTGTATTTCTTTTGTAATAGAAATTACATTTTCTTTTACTGAATCGATCTTAACATCGATTTGTTTATTGATTACTTGTGCTGAATCAATTTTAGTTTGGACTGAATCTATTCTGGCTTCATATCCTTTAACGTCTGTTCTAATACTGTTTGTAGTAAATATATTATAACCTATTAATACAATTACTATAACCAATAATAAGTTTTGCTTATTTTGTAACATCTCTGTCTCCTTTGTGTTTATCTAATCTGTCTAGTATTTGTGTTACTAGTTCGTTTTTAACTATACCTACCATTGAGGCATTTTTCAATATAGAGACTAACTGGAACACTAAGAAAGGAGCCATAATGGTTTCACTCAACCAAGATGTTCCAGTAAATCCTTTTTCTATTGATAAGATGGCTGCCAGCATTACTGTCCAGAAACCAAATGTCTTTAATACACTTAATGCTTTACAAGTCTGAAATCCTTCTCTCTTAACTCCGGCCCATATGCCAAAGAAGCCATCAGCAAAGACAACCAATCCTACTGCTAGGAATTGCTCGATGTTATCGGCTGTTAGGTGCATAAAATATGTACCAATAAATGCTAATGCTGTTGTCAATGATAATGTAATTAATAGTGAAGTTTTCATCTTATATTTACCTATTTAACGTATTCGTAATACTTTTTAGTTTTCTCTGAACGATCTGCTAATCCGTGAGTACCCCCGTTAATTCTTTTTGTAAGAGCTAATATGGCTGCATCATTAATTCCTTTGTCGCATATCTCCCACAATTTATTTTTGTCAAAGAAGAACATTGCTGATTCAAATGAATAAGTTGTTGCTACTAAGTCTGGATTAGTCATAATTTCTGGCTTGTTTAAATACTTAGCAAATGCTGCGTAGTTTTCTTTACCAGTTAATTGAAGAGCACCTCTTCCTCTAAATTTGAAACCATCTCCTGATTTTTCATCACCGTTACCCATTCTAGATGCGTAAACTCTATTGGCAATCTTCTCTGGATTTCTAGCGTAAGACTCTTCTAAGTTACCTGGAAAGTATTTTCCAAAGATACCTTGAAGTCCTTGTGCTGAGTAGTTTAAGTTTTCAGAGAATGCTTTAAATCCTCCTGATTCGTGTGACGTTTGAGCAAAGAAGTGAGCCGCTCTAACTGGTGTTAGTTTGTAAAACTCCATTGCTTTTTTCATTGTTCCAGGACCGAAAGCTCCATCTGCAGCTACTCCGATCTTTTCTTGTAAACTTTTTAAGCTCATAATCTAATTTTTATTCTTCGTTATTTGATTTGTTTCCGTTTTTCATTGCTGCAAACTTCTCTAATACATCTGGAAGGAATGAACCTAATGTGATGTACATAAATGCATCAAAGATGTACTCGTTTAATTCTAACGCTTTACCTAGGTAACCTGTTACAAGGTCTACTGCAATTGCAATTACCATTACCATGAACGACATGAATCCAATTACAACTTTCTCGTTGTAATCATTTGATTTTTTAAAGATACTGAAAAATCCCATAAAATAATTATTTAGTTTAGTTAAGATGTAACTAATTGGTAATAACAAATTTTTCATAGTAACTGGTTTAATTTCTAATAAATAGCACAAAAAAAAGAGGCACAAGGCCTCTTTGATGTTTAAGTAAAGTCTCTCTTACTCTCCTATATTCATGTGCTTTAATTCCTTTGGAAGGAACTCAGTATTGACATGGCCGCAGGCCTTGCACGCAAATACCGGAATAGGCATGTAGGTTGTTTGACCTGTTCCTGTAAGGATTCCACTTGCCTTTCTAATGTGAAGAGCTTCTTCAAAAAATGTATGGTTACATTTTTCGCACTCTACCGGAAGTGTTTGATCAATCGATAGATTCATTCTTGGTTGTTGTTCCATTGTTCTTGTTTTTCTTTACCACATAACTCGTCTACCTTTACCTCATCACCTGCAATTTGAAATACAGTGGCCGGGGTAAGGTTCGGACTTTTTTTGCATATGTCTGTTGCTTTCTCTAGAAGTGTTTTCATATTACCGGCACAATCGGAAGCACGAAGTATCTCTATGATGGTCATAGTACTTCTCTGATGTGCTGTAACGGTAAACGTTCTACCTTCTTCTAGTAACTCTTGATATTTTTTTATTGAGTCTGACATACACTTTACGTATTATTTTTTCTTAGGGTAGTACTTTCTTTTTTTCTTTGGCTTTGCTGCTTCTACTACTGCTGTTACTTCTGGAGATATTTTGTTAATCTCTTCTACCAAAGTATCGTGTGCTTCTACTACTTTTTTCATAGACTCTACCTGCTCTGTTACTTTGTCTTTCTTAGGTGCTTTCTTTGCTACAATAGGACGTAAGTCTTTATTGTACAATTCTTTAGATAACTCTACTAACTCTTGAGCTTCTTTGTTGTTGTCAAAGTCCATTTTAAATTCTTTTAAGGGCTTTGTTCCTCTTTGCATATAGTATGCAAGGAATGCTGTTCCTGCTACTATAACTAACACTAAAATAATTGATGTTAAAATTGTCATATGTTTGTTTATTTGTTAAATTTGCGCGTGACACCTTCGGTGAGGAGGTTTTGACGCCCCCTCCCCTCTCGGTCCTTGCTTACTTGCTCTCTGCTGTTGAAGCTTTTCTATAATCTGTGATTAATTTCTTAACCTCTCCGATAGACTTTCTTGCTTGTGCTTGCGATTTTTTAGTAGTTCCGTTATGGCTTGCTACAAAACTTTGATACAATTCATCGATTTGTTCGAATAATTCTTGCTTGTTCATCTTTTTTTCTTTTTAATTAATATTACATGAACTGAGAAGGATCGATTCCTGCTCCTTGTTCATCTTTTGGTTTTATACTTGTGATAACACACTCTGTGATTAACATTGTTCCTGCAACTGATGCTGCATTCTCTAAAGCTAGTCTTGTTACTTTAGTTGGATCAATAATACCTTCCTCTAACATATCAACATACTCCCCTGTTCTTGGATTAAATCCAATCCATTTGTGATTGTCAAAGATGTAGTTTACTCTCTCTTCAATTACTTCTGAAGTCTCTCCTGCATTTGCTAAGATCTGTTTGAATGGCTTCTGAAGTGCTTTGATTATAATGTCAAATCCTTTTTCTTGATCTGGATGTTGAGCTACTAATGGATGCTCTGTTAAGTGGAAAGAAGCATTTAGTAAAGCAATTCCTCCTCCAGGTAAAATACCTTCTTGTAAAGCTGCTTTAGTTGCATGAAGAGCATCATCTACTCTATCTTTTTTCTCTCTCATTTCAACCTCTGTATGACCTCCAACATGAATCATAGCTACTCCTCCGATAAGTTTTGCTAATCTGTCTTGTAAGATTTCAATCTCGTAAGGTGAAACTGTATTCTCGATTTGTTCTTTTAATTGCTCAATTCTCTCTGCAATAGCTTCTTCAGTTCCTTTACCATCTACAATGGTAGTATCATCTTTACCTACTGTTACTTTTCTTGAATTACCAAACCACTGTAAATCGAATTTGTCTAGCTTCATTCCTTTCTCCTCAGATACAACTGTACCCCCAGTAAGAGCTGCAATGTCTTCAAGCATAGCTTTCTTCTTATCTCCAAATTCAGGAGCTTTAACTGCTACTACTCTAAGAATTCCTCTCATCTTATTTACAACCAATGTCGATAAAGCCTCTCCGTCAATATCATCTGCAATGATAAGTAAGTCTTTATTTTGTTGTGATACTGATTCCAATAAAGGAAGCATCTCTTTTACGTGCTGGATTCTTTTATCTGTGATAAGGATTAAAGGATTGTTCAATACTGAAGTCATAGTATTGTTATCTGTAACGAAGTAAGGTGACTTGTATCCTCTGTTGAATTGCATACCCTCTACAGTTTCGAGATAAGTCTCTCCTGTTTTAGATTCTTCAATAGTTACTAATCCATCTCTACCAACTTTATCCATTGCTGTTGCAATAAGATTTCCTACTTCTGGGTCATTATTACCTGAGATTGTTGCTACTTGTTTGATTTGTTCTTCTTCTGTAACTTCTTTAGAGTACTTCTCTCTTAAGTATTCGACTACTGCTTTAGTGGCAATATCGATTCCTCTTTTTACTTCTACTGCATTTGCATTTTGTAGCTCAGATAATCCTTGGCTATAAATTTCTCTTGCAAGTAATGTTGCTGTTGTAGTACCATCTCCAGCCAATCTAGCTGATTCGATTGCTACTTGTTTTACAGCTTGTGCTCCAGTATTCTCAATTGGATCTTCCAATTCTACTTCTTTGGCTACTGTTACACCATCCTTTGTTGAGGTTGGATTACCTCCTTGTTGTTGAATAAATACATTCCTACCTGACGGTCCCAATGTACATACTACTGCGTCTGCTAGTTGGTTTACTCCTGATAGTAATTTCTCTCTAGCTTCTTTTGAAAAACTAATTTGTTTTGACATAACTACTCTTGTGATTTTCTGATTGTTGCTAAAATTTCTCTGTCTGGAAGTATAAAGTATTCTTGACCTTCAAAGTCAATACGGATTGTTCCTATCTTAGGAATCAATACCACATCTCCTACACTGGCTTCTACTCTAATAAATTGTCCAAATTCAGACTGGCGTCCTGGACCTACGGAAACTACTTCACCCATTTCTGGCTTTTCTTTCCCCATATCCGGAATGATAATACTTCCGAATCTTTCTTCTCCTGATTCAACAGGCTTTACAATAACTCTGTCGCTGTTAGCTGATAACTCTTGTGACATAAACTTGATTTGGTTAATAACTTATTTTAATAATATATGAATAAATATCTAAGGAAACAACTTCTAATGACCTTCTGCAAAGTTATTTGCTATCTGTGGTGGTGCCTTTAGAGTTACTCCCGGTAGTTGTGTTGTTAATTCCATCAACTCTTGAACGTAAGGCATAAACATTTCTGCTTGATCTTCTCTTACATTTATGATCAACTGGTCATGAATCTGAGCTTGTACTCTACCGTCTATTCCTAACTCTTTTGCTTTTCTATTAATCTGAATTGCTGCTCTATTCACAACCGCTGCCGCTAAAGACTGTAACTGGTAGTTCAAGCAGTTGTTTAATCCATTTCGATAATCTCTATACATCTGCATTACAGGATCTTTTCCGTACTGCTGTTCAAGACTCTTTCTAAATCTCCAATCCAATACTTGATCTCCAAACTTTTCAAAGATCAATTTCACTTTTGGTAAGTGTCTGATTCGTCCTACTTTATTTTGGATATACCCTAGCCTTTTTACTTGCTCTCTAGAGTTAACTCTCCACTCTTTTAATTGAGGAAAACCATCTAGGTAACCTGCTACAAGAGTATCAGCTTCTTTCTGAGATATATTTAAAGTCTTTGCCAGAGCATATGCTTCCATTCCGTATGCAATTCCTAGAGAGTAAGCCTTAGCTTGATTTCTTTTTACTGGATCTAATTTCTTTAAGAAGATAGGAGATTTAGTATCAGGTGAAACACCGTCTGGATATTTTACTTTATCTTGATCAAGCTTCTCAGTTCTAATAGCAACAGTAGAATAGAAATCCCATCCGTTGTTAAAAATCTCTTGAAGATTAATATCACCTGCTACAGAAGCAAAGCAGTGAGGTTCTAGAGAAGTATAGTCATTATCGATTAACTTTCTTCCTTCTCCTGCAATTAAGAACTCTCTTACTACATTTGTATACTTTACAAGTAGCGGGGTATCTTCTCCTTCTTCTTTAGGCTTTGGTAATTGCTGAGCATCTGATCCATACCTTCCTGATACCGTACCATGCTGCTTGTAGTAAAAGTAGTATCTTCCGTCCTCTTGACCGTCTAGGAATCTATCGATGTAAGTTGATTTAATTTTTAGTAACTTATTATATGTTCTAAGGTTATTTGCCCATTCATAAGTCTTAGATAACTCCTCTAACATATCCATGTCAAATTGATCTTGACCTTTTTTAGTCTGAGTAAGAGGTTTGATTCCCATATACTTGAATGCAATCTCACCTAAGTGTTTCTTAGATTGAATATTCAAATAGTCTCCTTCATTCTCTTCCTTCCACATCGACATAGAAATTCTAACAACTTCCATTTCGTCTAGTAGGTTTAAGTCTCCTGTTAGTAGAAATTGTTTTATATTACTCTCTTCTAATTCGTCAATAGCTTTTTTAGTTAAAGAATACTTTCCAGTCTTTTCGCTTCTCTCTAAAGGAAGAGAGTGAAGCATAATTAAATTCTGTGCCCAGTTACCTTTGTGTGAAGGAGGGTAAGTATAAAGTGCTGTATCAACTACCCATTCCTTTGCCTCTGGAATGCTTAGTATACTGTCAATTACTATCTTTTTATTCGATTGTAGGTCATTTGTAATATCATCTCTAGTCTTTTCTAGTAACGGAAGATTTAATGCTACTCCTATCTCTTCCATTGGAACAGTTACTTCTTTGTAAAGAGGCATTACTTCTTCTTCAAAGAAGAATTTCTCTAGTCCTTCTTCCTTTAATACTTTTAAGAAGTGATTACAAACTCTAAGGGTTAAATCCGTATCGGCTGCAGCATATTTGGAAAGAATTGCCATATCTGCTTTAAAGATCTCGTAAAGATCTTTTGTAGTTGATCCTCCATTTGCTTTAATAGATTCTTTTAGCTCTACTTGCTCTTTGTTAGCTGCTTCTTCTACATTTAGTCCGATCTCTTTCTGAATAGAGATAGCTAATGCCTTTAGTCCAAACACTCCCATACCAGCTCCTTCTTCCTGTACTGTATGAACAAGGAGAGCTGTATCTACCCAAAGATCTTCTAATAAAGATACTCCGTAATAGTTCTTAGTAATTCGGCAGTCAAAAGAAGCATTGTGCATTACTAGTCTCTTACCCTTAAGCAGCGGGAGTAACTTTTTAGTAATGTCATGTGCTCCTTTTCCGCCAATGATACATTCCTCTAATTGATTTAATTCTGTATTCCATTTCTGAGTTGGAAGATAGAATCCTATTCCTTCTTCTCCTGATACGGACCATCCTACAACTTGATCCCTTCTTACATTCAGTCCAGTTGTCTCAGTATCGTAAGCAAGAACTTCTGACTGATTAATATGCTCGATAAGAAGGTTGATAGTCTCGATACTATCGACGTGGTAATACTTTTTTTCTATTTGCATAACTTAGTCAAGTTCTATAATTAAATTATTCTTATTTACAGGAATCCATACTCCAACACTTCCGTCCTTAACTGTACTAAAGTTTATAGACTTACTCTCAATTCTACTATTGATATAATTTCTCATCTCTTTTAAGTTGCAGTAGTACAGCTTCTTACTATATACGCTGAATAGAACTAATATATCTGCAGTAGAGGTATTAAACCATCCTAGTTCCTGCTTCTTATTATACAGTTCAAAAAACGTTAAATTATTCTCTCTTATATTAGTTTTTACTTCTGCTCTATCCCAAGTCTGTGTTTTTCTATTTAGAAATTCGAAATCAAATCCTTTCTTCTGGTAGAATTTATGCTCAGTATAATCTGTGCGATCTTTTACTTCAGTTATCTTACTGAAGTATTTTAATGCGACCTGTTCTCCAACTTGCCCTTTCTTAAGTAGTAATTCGAAATCTGTCATAACCTTTTTGTTTTTATATTATGTAAAGATAAGAAAAGAGCTGCGGTTAAGCAACTCTTTTATACTAAAATTCCCCGTAAAGGTCAAATTTTTCTGGCTCTGGAGGTGTCCAGGTAACTGTCTGAGTTCTTATGGCGTATAGTTCTCCTTTTAGAGGTTCTAACCTGTAAGCTCCTTTAAACTCTGTCGCTCTCATATAAGCTGATAGAGTTGGTACCAGTCCTTCAATTGTATGTAAGGGTGCTGATGGCCATTGTCCTTTCCAGTTATCTCCTGGTGGTGTTCTTAAGGCAATAAGCTCTAATACTTCTTCTTGTCTTGAGTTAGCTTCCATTACTGACGTAATGTTTTAGCCATTCTACAAGTAATATCTGTAAAGAATCCTGGGATTAATTTCTTATGGGAAGCTCTAATTGGATTAATATCCAATCCTCCTCTACGAGTATAAAGACAAGCTACCATTAATTCTTCTGGATTGTAAGCTTCTTTTAAGTGCATGTAGATCATTTCACAAATCTCTTCGTGGAAGTGACTTACTTGTCTGTGACTTACAATATATTTTGCTAATGATTCTAAATCAGGAACAACTCCTGCTGTTGGTTTAATATGAATAAATACATCACCCCAGTCTGGTTGGTTTGTTACTCTACAATTTGATCTTAA